CAACAAGTAAAATAGTTAAACCTATGGAACCTCTTTGGAAACCCCCAACGAAAGTTGGGGAAACCTATGAGCTTCTTTGTTGGATAGGGATGGTGCAAAGGAGTATGTCTAACTTGCCTAACGGCGAGTTGAAAGACAACCTTACGTCGTACATTAATGGATTGCTTAATCCAATTAATGCGAAGGCTTCGGCCAGTAGCATAATTAAAATTACGCAATCTGACATTAGCGACCTACAAATACTCTTAGAACAGAATCTAAGCGTAATTGACGGTCTCCACCACTATCCATCTTTCGAGGCGGCTCATGACGCTCAACTTGAGTGTCATAAGGTCCTCCTTAGGAAACTATCTAGCCTGTTGGCCCCTCAACCTAACGGTGCACTCGACGTGCCCGGAGAGTTAACGAATCCTCAACTGGAGAAGTCTCCAAGAAAGGAACAGTTATGAAGAAGGATAAGGTTATCCTACTTACTTCTCGGGATGTTCTGTCTCATCGCTTAATAGTCATTGGTATTCCTCGTCACCTTATTCCACCTTTCGTGGATTTATGGTGTCATTGGGTAACAAATAACGGCCCTGAGTGGGCAGTCAAGAGATTCAAGTCTCTCAAAGTTGACTTGATAAGACAGCACGCTGGCCTCCCATTTGTATCAACTTATATTCGAAAGAATACTCGTGGTACGTTTTGGGGAGTCATCGGAGCATTATTCCGTTGGTCGAAATGCGGGGAGAAGCAATTCTCTCTCGCACTTCAAGCACTGTGCATATACACATCTGTAACATCTCCTGTTGAAACAGAATCTCAACTTAAGAAGTTTCAGACTGCTGTCTCATGTTCAGCTCCTACTGGTCTCGACATTGATGAGGTTAACCACCTCATGAATACCGCGACAGCGTTGATTGGTCACCATGATATCGAACGATGTGACAACCGTATGGTTGTTTATCGTGGAAGTCATGAAAAGCTAGCCCCTTTACCACATAACCTTGGTACAACTAGACAGGATCAAAATATCCTGCTTGATGTAACTTGGCTTCGGTTTCCGGGTAATACTCGATTCTTCCTAAAGTATAAGGATCTTTATGGTCCTGTACTAGAGGGAGTTGGCGAGATAACATCACCATTGTTCCTAGAAGTTGACCGGACCAGCTATGCTGGTGAGGTCCACTTTATCCAGGAACCTGGGTATAAGTTAAGAAGTATAGCTTCTCCATATAGAATTCATCAATTGGCATTAAAACCACTTGGTGATACTCTTGGGAGAATAGTGTCTACACTTCCCTGGGATTGTACCTTTGATCAGGGAAAAGCTATCCCCTTCATCCAGAAGAGGTTATCGGAAGGGAAGAAAGTCTATTCTGTAGATCTTTCTTCTGCAACCGATTTCTTTCCTCTGGCTCTGCAGGAGATGGTTCTCCGTGCGATCTTCGGTAGTTCCTCGCAAGATGTTGATCTCTTCCGTGATATTTCTAAGATGACTTTCAAGTCATCTATAGGAGATATCAATTGGAAGAGGGGTCAACCTCTTGGACTATACCCTAGTTTCTTTGCGTTTACACTTACGCATGGACTCGTCCTTGCTTGGCTTGCAGAAATGCAAACTGACAAGTTCTTTGTCCTGGGCGATGATGTTGTAATTCTCGATGACGATCTCTATATTAAGTATTTGGCCTTCTTAAAGAAGACCTCATGCCCTTATGGAGTCGACAAGAGTATTGCATCCGCACTTGTTGCTGAGTTCTCAGGGAAGGTAGTAATACCTAATCTTGTGATACCTCAGTTAAAGTGGAGAAGGATTAGCAATGATAACTTTCTAGATATTGCTTCCCTTTTGGGTCGCCGTACTAGAGAGCTAATGACCATTCGTCAACGACGCGTATTTGATGCAGTAATGCATCTTTTACCGCCAGTTGGACTTAACATGAGTAAACCCGGTTCGGACCTACTATCTGCATTTTTGCAGACTGAAGAATTCCTTAGCCGTGTTCAGCATGGTGCGGTGAGGTCACTTGTTGATCTCATCAGACCTTCATGGAAAAATTCCATGGAAGATCCACAAGGTCACATATTGGATGTGAACCTTGACACCTTCGACGAGAAGGTGCGAATGGTATTCCAGAAGACTGTCTTTAGCCACTGGTTGTGGCTTGAACATGTTTCTGACCTACCCCGGGCTCTTGGTTTGGAACCAAGATTACCCATTATAGCATCCCTTAGAAGGTATCAAACCCTTTTAAGGTATGAGAGGATACTGACTATGTGAGTCAGGCACC